AGTTCCATCCCGCTGAACTCCGGGTTGGGTGTCAATAGCAAAAACTTTTTTTGTCATTAGTATGTACCACCAGAGATGCCACCTGTGAAGTTACCAGTACCCACAATTGCCAAACCAGTTGCTGACAAGGTAGAGCGCAACACACCCAAGATGGCAATGTTGAATTCACCAGATGCCGCCCGGTACACACCAGTTGTGCTTTCATTGGCAAAGTTCAAAGCGGGCGAGGAGACTGTGCCATCAATCAAACTAAGAGCCGTAGAACCAGCCAACACGGTGTTGGCATTGACTAAGTTGACTGAGTCACAAATAAGGGTTGACTGCTGATTGGCAGCAATCGTAGCGGTTGATCCACCAGAGTTGGTTGTGATGGTGATGGTGTAGTTGCTCACACCGCCCACAGTCGCATTTTGAATGTAGTACACCTGAACAGTAGGGGGGACGATGATGGTCACATTCCCTGTCAAAGTGCCTGTGTACTTCTGCACCACGTTAGCCGCCTCTGCGGCAGTCAGAGTGTAGGTTCCAGTTAGTACCGCTTTGGTCAATTGGGTAAAGGCAAACTGAGTTGACTTGCCCAAGCCGACAGTATAGAAAGTCGTGCCAGAGCAGACAATTACACAAGAGTCAGATGGCTGAAGAATGATAGAAGTTGAGCCATTGATAGTGTTTCCGCCAGTCCCAGTAATAGTCAATGCCCCAGTTCCATTGTTGCGAATCAGCATGAACCAAGAGTCACCAAGGACTGAGGCGGCACTCAAAGTTAATGTTCCCGCGCCCCCTGTCCACACATAAGCATTGGCTAAGTCAGAAAAGACCGCCGTGTAGTTGGAGGAGAAAGTGGTGACAGGCTGGGATTGGTTTAGAGTCTGCCCAATAGCAATCAAACCATAGCCAGCAAGGGTTGCGGCATCAGCACCAGAAGAGCCAATACCATAAGCAATGATGCCCCAAGTACCAGCCTCATCAGGATTGGCGGTAATGTAGATGTACTGGGCTTCGCCCGCGGCGATGGTGACAATCGTGTTCTGACCATCAAAGTCATAGACGTCAAGGTCAACTCCACCGACGTTGCGAATCAGTGCGTCCTGACCTACCGATGCTTGGTTGGCTGGGGGCATCCACAACTGGTTTGCGGTAGAGGTGGTTGACACCTCCATGATTCGAGCGGCGGCATCATCAGTTGAAGTTCCATTGATGGGCCAGGACAACTGCAAGTCTGCTGTCAGAATGATTCGGCGGTATGAGACATCCGTTGGTTGAACAACGTTGCCTGTGAAAGGGGAGTTGTAACTCATAGTTAGGTATCCAATACAGAGGCTTGACGGTCACCAATTCTTTGAATGTCTTCCGTCTTTAAGGTTTGCATGATCAAGTCATAGTTCTGTTGCCACATCGGCATACGCTCATCATTCTTGAGGAATGGCATAGCCTGCAACAAAGAGCCATAAAGCAATGCCTGTGGGGCATAAATAGTAAACCAGTTGGTTTGGTTTGAGGAGTCAAGAGGCTGAACTCGCTCATAGTACAAAACTTCAAAGGTATAGGATTCCTCTGGTGTTGGGGCTACCAACCAATGGGTATAGTCATAGTCTGCATAGTATGCAGGGACACCCGTTTCGGTGGCATCAGGCCAATACTCCCTCAGATACTCATACTTTCGCAAAAGGACAGGAGTTCTTGAGCCATCAACAACGACATTCATTGAGACTGTTTTGTGCCATCGAGCAGGCTTATCTATGATGGCTTCTGTGGCCGTCATAGTGCTTTCATTGACAGTTAGGTTGCCTAAGAACTTGATTTGGCTTGCAATGATCTGCTCTGCAAGCATGATGAAAAGAGGGATTTTTTCAAGAGTTGCAGCATCTGTCCGCTCCAAATATGACTGAATATTCTCGACTAAAGAGTCGTAAGTCATTACCGATGCGGTTGCCATATTTACCCCACGTTTCGTTCAAAATGTGGACAATCCACCAGTGATTTAAAGTTGCCACCCCAGCGGTTCTTGGGGTTCAAAGTTTCCCAGTAAGCACCCAATGGCGCAAGGATGCCCTTGTCCCATATTATCTGCCCATCCTTGAAGAAATTCAAGTCGATGGCACATCGTTTTAGATGGATTGAGTTAAGGGTTTTAGAGCGCCCTGTATTGACGTAAATAGCCTGTTGTTCAGGTGTACGAGCCAACTCGCCACCAGTCACCACAAAGCCTTGTTCTGTGGCGTATTGAATCAGTTTGCAAGCATCTAGCAAAAATGCGGCTTGTTCTTGACTTAGGCTCATTTGTCCTTACTCCGCATCTCCATAACCTTTTCCACGGTTCTGCCACCAAAGTAGGCGGTCATCACCAACATACCCCATTGCCCTAGCAAGTTGACATAAGCCTCTTGTACTTGGATGCCAGCAGCACTCAAGCCTGCAAAAACCAAATAGGCAGTCAAAATGTAGAGCAAAGTGCCGGGGCGAATGTTCTTAGATAACCAAGAGTCAGAGGTCATGTCAGCCTCCCACCGTTTGGTCACATTGTTGTCCTCTTGAACCTTGGCAACAAGCAAGGCTTTGAGTTCCTCTTGCTCCAATCGAGCCTTTTCAATCCCCAACTCCAAGAGGCGCTCTTCATGGTCAAACTGAGCCTGACGCAATTTGGCAACATCTTCAGGGGTTGGATTGTCTGGAATCTTGATGTTGAGAGTGTCCTCAACAACTTGTTTGCCCTTTGCTTGAATGGCAGAAGACAAAAGACCCAAGCCGTTGGAGGCAAGGGTCGTAAGGAGTGATGCGACTATTGGAATCATTTTTTCACCATCTTTTCGCGTTCCTCAAGCAATTGGACTTTTACTTGAAGTTGGTGGATGTCTTTGTAGATTTCCTCTTTCAAGATGTGCCGACGCTCGGCTGAAAGTGGAGAGTCTGTGGGAACACCCTCTTTTGTAATCAAGGCTGGCATGGAGCCTTCAATTCTTGTCAATCGAGTGGAGAAGTCATTGACCTGACCCAAAAGCCAAGCAAGGGACGCCACGATGATTGGAATCACCGCCTTGAGTACGTCTGCCCAATTCATAGTCCAAACACCTTTTTGACCATCTCGGCGGCAACGCCGGGGCCAAGCAACACAGCCAAGATGAGTACATACAGGAGGTACTCAATCTTGGTCATGCGCTTGGAACCATCATCGAAGCGGGCTTGAATGCCCTCGTACCGTTGGGCGCAGATTGCTTCGTGAACACTCAGACGCTTATCGGTCTCGGTGGCTAATTCGTGAACCGCTTCCATCGCTCACCTCTTAATTCACAGGTTCAGCGATAACCTTCTCAGGCTGACCCATACTTGCTTGGGCTTCCTTCTGTAAGGCTTCAATGATTTGGAAAGTCTCTTGGTATGGGCGTGAACCCAAGTAGCCAAGAATCTGGTTTACCAGTTGCGTTGAGAGAGTCAGTTTTTCGTTCATTGCCATTTCCTTTGAAAAAAATCCGCTGTTATGGGCCAGCGGTTCGCCCTTTTTTAATTATGCCTCTGGGAGAGCGTTCTTTGCCATCTGCGCTTGATAAGCCGCAATGACTTCAGGTGTCCAAGCCACATTGCAGATTGCCACGACATTGGCAGGCTGACCAGTGAGGTCTTGTGCTGGTGTCAGGCTTGTGCGATGGTAGGTTTGGCTCAGTTGCTGACCGTCTTCCATGATGCGAGTTGCCTCACGATAGAGAACGATGCCGTTCTCAGTCACGGTGATTTGGTCGATTACTTTTTCTTTGGTGATTGCCATTTGGGTTTCTCCTTAAAGTTGGCGTTGTGTCCAGCCTGATAAATCCAATCAGGCTAATGAACTCTTGATTTAATTATCTGCAATGTAACAACCAGAAACTAGGATATAACTTCCACTTAGGTTGGCATTTGATACAGACCCAACACTGTTCCATCCAAAGTTTGCCGCCGTGCTGTTGTTGCCTGAATTAACTTGCCAAGCAACCATGTTGCCTAGGTTGTTTTGAGTTCTTCCCATTATGTAACTATAATTTTGAGAGCCTGAAGCGGTGTAGGGAAGATTTCCAAATCCTGCTTGATTTGCGTTTGAAGTTGCTGGATATGTAAAGTAGCAATTGATAAACACCAATGTACCAATTTTTCGGTAATAAGCACCATTTACAGAAAAACTTAACCCTGCACCAGAAGCATCTGTCGGTGTCCAAGTCCCCTCCTCATAATCATCTAGCGTATTTGCGTTAGCAGAGGAGGCTTGAGTTGCGGGAAAAGTGATGCCTACGCCAGATTGTGGTGTTGCACCCTCAAGCGCCAATGAATATTGGGTTGCGCCATTCATAGCCAACATCGCAACACCGTTACCATTGTTTCTTACTTGAAAACCAACAGTTGAACTTGAACCAGCCTGAAAAGCCAAACTGTTTGTAATATCGCTACGAATATAGCCGTTGTTATTAAGACTAAGATAACTTCCAGTCAAAAAAGTATTTTGTCCAGAATCAATTCTTAAAGCAATTGAGCCGTTTGTTGCTAGGGCAACTTGACTGGTGTTTGGATAATAAAGACCAGTCGTAGTGCCAGCAGTACCACCTTGCACCGCTGGGGACGATACGCTGTTGTCTGTTCCTTGAAGAATTAGTGTCATGGTTGCTGTCCTTTAAGCGACTTGATATGTGCAGTTAATCCAAAGTTCCATACTTGCTTTAAAAAAAGCGCCCATCTCCGTAAGACCAGAACCGCCTTGGCTAAGCCTCAAGTAAGCGCCATTGTTCCCTGCGCTGGTATACCCCCAAGGAAAATAACCTGCGCTTACAGTTGATGCTCCGTTATAAAACGTATACGGAAAATTAGACCCGTTGCCGGGATATGAATAGGGGACAAAAGGAAATCCAGAGATGTAAGTAAGACCAGAAGGGGCGCTAACGGAAGACACGGTTAGATAACCGCTAATCGTGACTATATTTCCAACTTTCGTGTATCGCATACCCGTTGTGCCAAGCGTGACAGTGCCAGATGCTGTACCTATTGTTGGAGTCCATGTACCCTCTTCATAATCATCCAAAGTGTTTGCATCGCTTGATGCGCTTTGAGTGGCTGGGAAGGTGACACCAGAGCCAGATGCGGCAGGGGTTGCACCACCAACACCAAAAGTTGTTCCAACGCTTGCAGTACCATCAATCACGATGCGACCACCACCAGTGTTGTCGCTGAAGCGCAGGTTTGCACCGTTGCCGTAGATGTCCCATTGGTTTGTGCCAGCCGCGCCATACACGCGAATACCAGAACCAGCAGAACTGGCAAAGGTGATGCCAGAGCCAGTATTGGATGCAGTCAATGAAGCGTTGCTGTTTACGGTGAGTGCGACAGTTCCGTTGGCTTGCAACTGCAAGATTCCAGAAGCGTCAGCAGTCTGTACGATGCCTCCGCTACCAGTTGAGGATGCGTTAATTATTGATGCCATTATTTGACTCCCAAATTAAGGACTTGCTCTTCAAGAGCGGTGACTTTGGCGCTGAGTTCTTGGATGGCTTTGACTAGAGGAGAAATTAAACCCGTGTATTCAACGCCAAACATACCATCAGGCGAAACTGTTACTAACTCAGGAAATATCTCTTTAACTTCTTGAGCAATAAAACCAAAATTGCGTTTGTTTGGCTCTTCAGATGTTTCTTGTGATTTCCATAAATAATCAACTGGGCGTAATTGCATCAGTCTGTTAGTAGAATCTAAGTTTTTAATGTCTGTTTTTAAACGAACATCAGAGAGTGCTTGCCATGAGCCTGTGTTTGTTAAATATTGTCCATTTGAAGCCCCAGAATTTAATAAATAAGCCACATATCCTGTTGATGAATTAGAACCATGAACCCCATAAATAGCAACCGTAGTAGCGGTACTTGCATCTCCCCTAATAGCACTTGCACTACTTGCAAGAACATAAAGTTTTGACCCCGCTCCTGATGTAGCCCCCACCAGCAAATTTCCACCTTCTGGTTGCATGGTAATGTCTTTGGCAGATGTTCCTGCCGCATTACATCCTTGAATGTTTCCAAAGGTATAGTCACTACCAATTAAAACGCCACCATCGTTGGCAGTATCAGAAAATAAAGCGCCAGTAGATGTTCCCAACTTCATTGCAGAAGCAGAAGCAACAATTAACTTTCTCATGGCGGCAGATGTTGTGCCAATTTTTAATCCAGCGCTTACCAAAGACATTTGAGCCGTTGATGGTGCGCCCCCGTTGTATGCGGCAAAATTTAAACTTGCGGCAGTAGCACTTGAGGCAGTTGTCCATATTCTTGAGGCATCTGAGGTGTTAAATCCGCTTGTATCATTTATTCCAAATTGAAGCAAAGAAGATGCACTTCCGCCTGATGTATCTTGAATTGATATTTTTGCCGCACCAGCAGTTGAAGAAACAACAGCAAACTTTCCATAAGTTGCTGGTGAAGTAGTACCAATACCCACATTTTGTGAGGTATCCATCGTCAAACCAACAGTGCCATTATTGGATGAGAGTTGCAAGATACCCGTGGTATCTGCACTCATGTTCAGCGCTGTTGCGCTAGTTGTTCCTGCTGAGACTATAGAAGCCATGTTGTTTTCCTCTTAGTACACCAACCAACGCTGACCGCTGGTGATGGTTACAGATTGACCTGATGCAATGGTGACTGGGCCAACCGATTGTGCGTTGTAGCCAGAAGCGATGGTGTAACTTGCCGCGATGCTCGTTGCATTCACAAACAGACCATTCGTTGCCACCATCTCGCTGGCTTGCAATTCTCCAGTAGAAGGCTTGTACAAGAACTTGGCGTTTGAGGTGTACAGCGTTGAGGCTGTGCCAGAAGTAGCCGCCGCAGACAGCGGGTAGATGTTTGATGTCGTTGAGGTGTCGTTGCTTAACGCCGCGCCACCCACCGATGCCCATGCAGAGCCGTTGTAGCCCTCAAACTCACTTGTAGTGGTGTTGAAGCGCAAATAGCCAGAAACGCCTGTAGGACGGTTTCCTGTCGTTCCCTTGGGGATGAGCATGGCATCTGTACCCACCAACTCGGTGGTCACCGCTGGGGTTGCGGTATTCACGCCAAAGCGGCTGTTTGCGGTGTCCCAGAAGAGGTTTGCAGAGTTTCCTACGGCTGATGTGCCAGCACCGAACAAAATGCGCCCTGCGGTGATTGTGGCAAGCCCTGTACCGCCTGCTGTGACTGGCAGAGTGCCTGTGGTCAAAACAGAGGTCGAGGTTGCGTACATCGCGCCACCAGAGGTGAACGATGTCAGGTTTGTACCGCCGTTGGTTGTAGCCAGCGTGCCTGCAACAGTCACCGCGCCCGAAGTCGCAGTCGCTGGCGTCAGGCCAGTCGTGCCAAACGAAATTGTGCTGACATTGGTCGTCGCGGCATTACTTGCCAACAGTTTGACTGTGCCACTATCGTTGTAATACAACTTGCCATCAACAATATTGAGCGCAAGTTCACCAGCAGCAAGGTTTGCCGCTAGAGGAACGGCAGACGCCGTTGTACTTCTGTACAACTGAATTGGGGTGTAATTTGTTGCCGACATTTAGAAAGTTCCTCCAGAAATCCCACCAGTAATTACACCAGTTGATGGATTGCAAGTTATTGATGAGTTTACCAATTGCCCAAGGTTTCCGCTAGTTGCGCTCACAAAAGTGAGGTAGTTCGTGGCATTGGTAGTGCTTGCTGTGATCGCAATATTTGTTGCATTTGTTGCATTTGTCGCGCTACCCACAGATAAGGTTGACTGAGCCACATACTGTGGGGCAGTTCCGCTTGATGTCAGCACATAGTTAGCCGCACCAATACCCAACTTAGAAAGAGTAGTTGTGCCACTTGCATAGAGCAAATCGCCAAGGGTGTAGGAGGTCAGCCCAGTGCCACCATATCCCACGCCAATGGTGGTTGCATTCCATGTACCCACAGTCAGAGTTCCTACTCCAGTAATTCCTGTGTAAGAGCCTGAAATATAAGCAGAACCCACAGTTCCAGAGGTAATCTGGTTACCATTGATGGCAATTGCGGTGTTGCTGGCGCTTGTTATTTGACCTTGAGCATTGACCGCAATGGTCGGCACAGACCCCGCCAAACCATAAGAACCAGCCGTAACAGCAGTATTTGTGATGCTGAAAGTTGTACCAGTAAGAGTTAATCCTGTGCCTGCGGTATAGACTTGAGAATTGCTAAATTCTGCAAAAGTGATAGCGGTCGTACCAAAAGTAATGGTTCCAACCGTGGTAACAACATACGAACTACCTCTGTTAACAGTACCATTTTGAACAAAGAAGTAATCGTTCTGGCTAAGTTGGTTGACACCAGTTCCGTAGGTGTCGGCATCAGTTGCACGAGTTAAAACTGTTCCGCCTGTTGCCCATGTGTAGACACCGTTGTAGGCTTGGTTGACCTCATTCTTGACCAGAATGCGGTTTGTATTGGCAAGCGTATAGCCATCTAACACAGTCAAAGCCACAGACAATGTAATCGTTGCGCCAACACCAGCCGCGCCGTTGTTGTAGGTAACTGTTCCGCCTGTAGTTGAGGCAAGGCTTGCCGTAGTCGCCGCTTGCACTGGAGCGTGGAATGTCAAACCTGTAGATACAAGGTTGTCAACATATTGTTTGGTTGCGGCTTGCAAGTCAGCAGTTGGGTCTTGAGTCAATGTGACTGAGGTCAATCCCGCCAAGGTTAGGCTTGTTGCACCAAGAGCAAAAACAGTAGAACCAACCGTGATTGACGAGTTTGTCAAAGCCGAATTTGGCAGATTCGTGAATGTGTTGGTTGACCCACTCATTGACTTGTTGGTCAATGTATCAGTTGTTGCCCTACCTACCAAGGTATCGGTAGAGGTAGGTAAAGTCAAAACCCCTGTATTGCTGATTGAGGCAATAACAGGGAGGGTCAGAGTCTTGTTTGTAAGGGTCTGAGCCGCCGTATTGGTAGTAATCGTGTCTCCACCAATAGTTCCACTTACAGAGGCTGACAAGGTAGTGAAAGCACCAGTGCTTGGAGTTGTAGCCCCAATTGGAGTGCTATTGATTGATCCACCTGACTGAGTAGCCCCGGTCACAGTTGTATTGGAGAAAGTACCGCCAGTAACTGTTTTGCCAGTAAAAGTCAAAGCAGCAGGCAAAGACAACGTGACAGTTGATGCCCCTGTTGCAGTTATTTCATTTGCAGTGCCATTGATGGTAGTTATCGCACCAATAGCAGAGGCACTAATTGCCACATTGGCGGCAGCAGTCAACTGACCTTGGGCATTTACAGTAAAAGTGCCGACTTGAGTTGAGGAGCCATAAGAGCCTGCGGTCACAGTAGTGTCGGCAATAGAGATTGTTCCGATACCCGTGATTGGGCCACCAGTCAATCCTGTGCCTGTGTCTACTTCAGTTACACCGCCCGATAGCGAGAACTGCCTCCAGGCCCCGGCTGAGTAGCCATAGTAAGCACCCGCGGTCGTGTCATAGCGCATCATCCCCACAACTGGGGCAACTGGCTGCTGACCCGTAGTTCCCGTTGGGATGGTCATTGATCCCGTGCCGGGAAAAATTGGATTGTCGGCTATAGAAAATACAGGATTTCCTACACCATTGGTATTGGTGATGCCAATCTGGTTTGCAGTCCCTACCAAAGTGGTTGAGGTGATTGCGCCAGCAGTTGTCAGCACCATGAAACCATTGAAACTAGCATTTGCAAGGTTTGCAACCTGACCAGTTAGGCTGATTGTTGGGTTACCTGCAATGCCATCTCCATTGGAAATAGCCAAGCCAGTCCCAGAAACTGCTATAGAACGGCTTGTAATAGCCGTAGAGGAAGTTTTTACTTGGAAACCAGTAGGTGAGGACACCAAAGAGAGCAAAGCCCCTGTAGTGCTGATATTAAAGAGTCCTTGAGCGCCACCATCAGTAATCGCCAAGCCATTGGATGCCCCAACATAGCGGCTATTTGGCAGATTTGGGGTCTGAACTACTGTCAGATACTGATAAGTCTGAGTCGGAGAACCCGCAATTGCAGCAGTAGTTGTCTGAACCGTTACTCCATTCTGAACAATAGGAATTGACTCAGTCCCTGTAATAGGGCCTGCGGCTGGCAGTTGGAGTATGGTTACTTGTGCTGACATTATGTACTCGTATTGTTAGGCGGGTTGGGCGCGATGGTGTCTTTGTTGGCAGTATCCTCAATATCATTGGGCATACTGTTTTGCTGAGTCGAAATTTGAAACTGGGTTGTGCCAGCAAAGTTTTCGCTACCCGTCATCAAGTAGTTGTCTCCAGCATTCAAAGGTGTATCAGGGCGCGCAAAACGCAAGTTGATACGCTCTGTCTTCCTTGCGGCAAGGCGGTATGGGTCAAATTGGTCACGACATCCAGTATTACAGACTCGTAATCCCGGGAAGTTGGGATCAGGCCCCAAAACCACAAAGGGGTACTTCATCTTGCATCGATCACAAATACCGATAGCAACAGAAGTAAGCCCTGTGGTGTCTAGAAAGATGGGCATTATGCGGTGTACACCGAGATATTCGGTGCCCAATAGATTGGTGAGCGGTCACGCTCTTCTTGCTCTGCATCATAGAGATATTGGGTCGCCATGCGCTCAAGGTAGGCAACCCTATCCATTGGCACTTGGGGCAACTCAAGGCTCATCCTATGAGCCAGCATGAATACCACAGCCTCATACCAACGTTGTGGAATCTCCAATTCATCAGTCAAGGCACCTACATCTTCAATTTGGCGAGAGTACCAAAGGGTCATCTGCACAAATGGATCAGATGGGGTGGGCCATATAAACATCTGAGGGTTTGGAATCTGGCGGTTAAACCAGTATTGGTAAGGTTGATTTGCCGTGAAATTCTTGTTTGGGAGGTTGGTGTAGTCATCCCGGTTCAAGCCAGACATCTGCACTTCAAGGCTATTGTTGCCAAAGTACAGTTCTCTAACCGATAAAGTCGTGCCAGCATAGGCTCTGCAACGATAAAAGGGGACAGTCTGCCCAGCCTCAATATCAGTCCAAATCCACTTGTTGTTGACAACATCAACTGCCCCAAGGTCTACTAAGGTGTTCCAAGTGGTGCCATCTTCTGAGTATTCATAGATGAGAGACCAAGTCCCAGTAGCCGCAGGCAAGATGCCTATAGAGCCAATGTAGACAGGGTTGGAAGTTCCATAGTTGATGGAGATGTTCCCATTGGCACTAGTTTGGGTGCAGATGGTCTCTACATTGTTGTCATAGGCATTGGCGATCACACCCCCAGCAGAAGTGGTGTAAGCCCCTACAGGGCGATCCATGGTGCGATAAAGGGCATTCCAAAGGTCAATTGTCCCCTTGGGTAGGTCATATATGTACTTGTCAGCCGTTAAGCCCAATACAAGTTTGGTGATTGTCCAAAACTGAATACCTCGATTGCCAAGGTTAGACAGTAGGAAATAAAGGGATTGGCGGGCTGAAACTTGTTGTTCAGAGGTCAACTCCTCGGCTAACTTACCGCACCGACGAGCGCCATGATCTATCAATGTCTGAACATTGATGACGGTTTGTCCAACGGTTCCAGAGTACGCCATACCTATCCTTTACCAACCGGGGCAATTCCAACGCTTTAAAGATGCTTTGGCGCGTGGAGCGTCCCCTTTTGAATGTTCTACAACCCCAGACATCCGCGCACAAAATGAGTCCTTTCTAGGCCCTCCTTGTGGTTGCGGTGCTTTTAAGTGACTTCCAGTCTCTCTATTGTACTTCTCGCGCCCCTTTTGTGTAAGTCCTGCGCCCTTATCTACTGATAATTTTTCGCCACGACCAACAGCCAAACTAGGGCCGCCATCTTTCTTCTTTACTGTTTTGGCTGATTCTCTGAACGCGTCAGCCGTTGGCGCACCTTTGCTGCCAACTCGGCGCATTTTTTCACCAGAGCCTTCAGCGATTCGTTCACGCTTTGCATGGATATTTTCATAGAGACCGCCTCCTTTAAATTTTTTCCCCTCATCAGCCTTGGCAAACTCTTTGCCGACCTTTTGAGGAATTCCTACTTTTTTAGCAAAAGAGGGGTTGTGAGCAACAGCCTCCATCAAGCGATGTTGGGAAGGTGATTTGCTTGGCATGATTAACCCAACGGATTCACATAGTGTTTCACCATTTCAAGCACCACGGTATAGGTGTCGCCAGCAGAGGCATCTAGCGTGGTGAATGTGATTGCTCCATCAACACCAGTACCAGCATTGTTGGTCAAACCACCAATTTTCTCAAAGTCTTGTTGGTAAGCATTGTTCTGAGGAATGGTTTCAATGACCACAGGTGTTGATGCCTTCCATTTCAACTGCACTTCCATGCCGTGAGTCAAACCAGTAATCTTGGTAATAGTCACACGGTCGCAAGCGCCACCGCCTGAACCAGAAGGAGCCAAAGTTGAAGGATTAACTTTGACCACATTGGTTTCACCAGTGCCATCACTGGTGTTTGTGAATTTCATAATTGCAACGCGCTCACCGTCCATGAGCGTTTGACTTGCGACTGCATCAGCCATATTTATCTCCAATTAAAAGTAGGGGGCGAACCCCCTACTAATTTTTAACAAGCCCTACCACCGCTCCGCTTTTTAGCAGGAGGAGGAGAAACAGTCTTGCTGATCTCACGCTCTGTAGTAGTCACCGCACCTTGACCAGTAAGGCTATTAAAAGCCTTCTTGGCTTGGCGAGGCAAGTACATAAGGGCATCAGTCATCATCTTGCGATCTGCCTCATTCTCTGCCTTTTCACGAGCATAGTGAGCATCATATGCACCCTTAGACATATCAGTTGTGCCGCCACCTTCATTCATCCGTTTGGGAGACCCATACTTCAGATTGCTATCGGTTTTGGCTTCCCGCATGGCAGTTGCATTCTCTGCGCGGTTGTTCTTTAAAAGAACCGCCTCTGCAGGGGTTGCACGACCACCATTTTTGTAAGTACCAGCCAAACGGCTGATTGCTACTGGTGCGGGAGTTGGCTTGCGACCTTGGGGCATCGCGACGGGACGACCTGAATTAACAGTACCCCCCGCCGCGTAGGCTTTTTTTGCTGAACCGCCTTTTTTAAAGCCTCCAGCATTGCCCAAGCGAACACCACCTGTGCCACCACCCGCGCTATCAGGGCGAGCAGTATGCATCTCAGTCGTTGCATAAGAGCCAGAAGTAGACTCAGAAGGGATTACACCTCCGGTTGCATACTTCTTGATCTTGCCACCCTTTTTGTAGCCACCACCATTGCCGAGTTTCACATCGCCAGTCTTACCAGAAGACTTGCCTGTGTACTCTGCGGTGTGCATCATGGTGTTTTTGAACTTCTCAGCACCACGAGATGAGGCTGAAACAGGGATGATGCCATCGCCAGCAACTCCGCCTTTAGCAAACTTAGCAATCTTGCCACCTTTCTTGTAACCACCGCCATTGCCAAGGGCAACACCGCCAGTTTTAAGACCTTTGTGACCTTTAGATGCGGGCTTGTTTTCGTGAGATTTCAGTTCTTTCTCAAGACCTTTCATCTCTTTCATCTCAGCCATGTGAGTCTTTTTGGACTCACCACCCTCTGCCTTACCGCCTTTTTTCATAGGAGGAGGGGCCATTGGGGGGCCTGATGGAGTAACAGCAGGCTTTGCCATCATTGCCTTACGACGAGCCGCCATAGATGGTTTACCGGGAGAGCGAACTGGAGCATTCATAGCAGGGCGACCTACCAAAGCAGGAGTTCCTGACATCATGTCCATAGCACCGCCACCCATAGCCATCTTCTTATGACCAGACTCGGCTTTACCACCCTTTTTCATGTTTACATGACCGCCTTTAGCGAGTTTTAACTCAACTGTAGGCTCTGTGGTCATCATTTTGACCATTGGTTTAAATTGACCCATGACTGCTCTCCTTTAGGCTTGAGTTACGCCGAGAGCGCCAACGCGAGTAGCGTTAGGGCCAACAGCAATAGCAGGCAACAAAATTCCCATAGTTGTACGAACGATACCGTTCGATGCAGTGGCAGGGGTGTATGTACCGCGAACGTCACCAGTAGTGGTCGTAGCAGTTGCGGTGTCAGCGGCTACAAACGTACCAGCGTCTTGCGCTAGTGTGTTGTTGCTCTTGACGCTTGCAACGTATGACACGTTGAACACGCGAACTGGAAGACCCAGTACGTCGCTTGTACCAACCACAACGGCAGTTGCAGAACCAGCGATGGTCACGCTAGAGATTTGGAAGAAAGCCTTCAAACCAGTAACGGCAGTGCCAGCGGTGGCAACAGTGATAACTTCACTCATTGCCTGCCCGTAGTAGTCGTAACCACTGACGGTGAAAGCACGAGCAGTTGTAGAGCAGTTCACCTTAATAGCGCGAGGGCAGTCAAGTTGCAATACAGTCGCACCACCAGCAGTAGTGACAGACCGCACCGAAGTACCAGCAGTCAGAGTGACAGCACCAGCGGCGGCGGCAGTTTGCGACGCGGCGATGTTGTTGGTGACGGCGGCTTGAGGAACAATGTCCCACACATAAATGCGACCCAAGGGGCCAACACCCAAGTCCATAGGAGCAGGGTTATCAAGAGGCACATTGCTATGTGCAGTAATTGTGGTGCTAGATGCGGTTACTGATTGGTTAACCGTGTAAGTACCCGTACCTCCAGTACCAGTACCAAAACCAGTAATGTAAGTGCCATCTGTAATGCTAGTTCCATCAATGTACATACCAACCACGATTGGTGAACCAGACAACATTGCTGTGACGGTTAGAGTGGTTGTTGCAATTGAGCCAGTAAAGGTTGAGGTGTAGGGACGCAAACCCGTACCCATGTAGGTAACGGCTGGCCCTAGAAATAGATCATCTGAATATTGAGGCATTTTGTCTTCTCCTTGAAAAGTATGACAAATACAGTTTTAAAACAAAAAAGGGGCTGGGTTTTATCCCAACCCCCTGACACTTTAGACGCCGGGTGTGCCGTACATAGCACGCCAGTCGGTAAAGCCTACTTGGTAACGCTCTGTTGCCTTGTAGCGCATAGAGTCGGTCTCAAAATCGCCTTCCATCGTCTTTTCGAGTTTGCGACGCATCAGCAACTTCATGCCTTCTGGAGCATCAGTCTGCACCCACCATGCGGTAGATGAAGTCAAACGAGACAGAACAGCCGCGCCCTCGTCAAGCAAGCCAATAGACTTGATTGGGTTGACGTCGTTGTTGCCTGTACCAGCGCGTAAGACTGACTTGAGCAGAACCTCGGCTTGGAACACGTTGCCCGGTGCTACCACCAGTTGACGTGGCACAAGACGAATCTTCTTGCCGTTGTTGTCCACAGCCTGACGGATTTGGATCAACATTTGCTCAAGAGAAGTCTGAGACAAGTTAGCGGCGGTGGTCAACAAGTTGCTGACTGTGCCGTTAACGATTGGGTGTGATGTGCTATTCAAAGCAACACCGTCACCACCGGGGTATGCGCTATTGAAAGCGCGGTTCAACACGTTTGCTGACAAAGTTTCTTTGGTTTCAATCAAAGACTGTGCCAAGTGACGTGCATAAACTTGACCGATACGGATGTGGTCACCGTCCTCAACCAACACTTTGGTCAACGCAAAGGCCAAGCCAAATACGTTGTATACATAGCGTTGTAAGAACAGAACACCACCTTGTTGGTACGACACAGGAGTGCCATCAGGCAACTGAGGTGCTGCACCAAATCCATAAAGGACAGGCTCTTCGTGGTAGTTACGTGGAATACCTTCTTGCTCACGGAAAACTCGTGACCATTCATCGGTACGTTGATCATAGACTCCATCAAAGCATTCGTTGAGAATTGGTTCAACAATACTTCTAAAGTCCGTACTGCGCATTGGAGCGGCCATGGTTCAGTCCCCCCTTAGATGGCGTTAATGGTTGCAACGTACTGACTACGTGAGACTTGAACTTGCACTACTGTGTAAGCATCACCCCAAGCGTTGTCTACGCCGTTATAAAGACCGATGATACGCATATCACCGACCGCGCTTGAGCCTGCAAGACTAGTAGAGATCGTGCACTGTGACAAACCTGTGGTTGTAGAACCAGCAGTAATGTTTGTAAAGTTTGCTTGATCGCCAATAGAAGTTTGGGCGAGACTACCATCAGCCTGAATGTCGTAAACGATATTAGGATCAGAGTAGTAGTAAGTCACATTAGAACCAGTTTGGTACGCTGTGTTAGCGATCCATTGGTTGCTGATTTGACGACGACCAGTAGTGTCAGTCCATTCGCAACCTGCGAAAGCACCTTGATAGGCACTACCAGCAGTTGCGGCAATGATGTTGCCACTGGTGTTAAGGGCTACAGGCTGACCTTTTAAAATGCCAGTGCTATAACCAGATGCAATACCGCCAGCGAGAGCCACAGCACGATCCAATCCAGATGGATGGAATGAGGGGCGCAAGCCAAACGGAGCGTTAGTTGAAGACATAGTCTTACTCCTTGATTGGTTTTAAACTACCCTACCCAGCAAAATGCGGAGCAGGAATCTGTTTGTCAATTTCACCCAATCCTTCGCCTTCAACTTGAGCGAGATTTCTCCCGTTCCTATCACGCGCACCAGATGCTTGCTCTGCTTGGAGACGAATCTTATTCGCTTCCTCAAGAGGTGCCTCATGGTGGAAATGAGCCATCACTTCTTGGTACAAGTCCATAGGAATCTTGTAAAGCAACATCTCATTACACGCAACATAACCATTATGCTCGCCAGCCTTTACGCGATAATTTTCAAACTCAGGTAACTCATCCGCTTTCACGGGAACGTACCCTAGTCGAATTCGCTTGTCGATGCTGTCGTAACTACTAGTTGTTGATAACCAGCAAAGGTGAAATCCCTTTAATTCAGGGACATTAGGTAATGCGCTTTGTGTCCATTCGTCTTTCCACATCTTGCGACGCTCTTCAGCCGAAACGAACGTATCCTCAGGTGCCTCTCGAACTTTGTCAAGACTCGCGCGGGTTTCGCGTCCACCAGCAGATAAATTTCTTTTTAAACGTGAATCAACCATTTCTTAACTCCTATATCCATTGTTTTGTCGGGCTTCTAAGGCATAGCGTCGAATCATCTTCGCTCTCTTATCAGCGTCATCCCACATACCAGCATCTTTCATCGCCCGTACCTGATCAGGTGATAGGGTGAAGGTGTTACCTCCTCGAGTAGTTGATACTGATTCACGGCCTGAACTTGTCACAACATTCCTTGGTCTAGAGTTCCGAATCGGTTTCTCATCGGTATTCATAGTATAACGGTGTGGCAAATATTTTTGCAAGCGATTATCTAACTCTTCCCAATAATCGCTAGATTTGGGATTCCATCCCTCTTCAGCCATTGCTTGGTCAATTGTTAGAGCAACTCTTGAGTCAGGGTCTTTCCCATTAGGGTCGTACCATGGGTTGTTCTCCATCCATGCACCCGCAAACTTCTTCAATTGTGGGTCTGGGGCCTGGATAGTCTGCTGGCGCTGTGGGGCAACCGAGCGTTTCTTCAAAGCCTCAAGAGCCTCAGACTGTCTCCGAGCCTCAAACCACATTTCTTGGGCAGATGTGAGTAATTCCCCATTGCCTGTTGCCGTAGCCTCTTGAATCTTCTGCTTGGCGAACAAAATCCGTGAATTTTGGTCTTCAATCGCCTTATTTAGGCGTGCAATGTCCGATCCATGGCTCTTTTTCTCTAAAACAGACAGTCTTTCCAACAATTCTTGGTTTTGTCGGCTCAAATGGTCTAGTTTTAGGTCTTTTTCAGAGGCAACTTGCTTGTGATACTCCTTACGGGCGCGGCGTTTCTGCCTTTTTTGCTCCCGCATAGCCTCTGCATCAGGGTCAATAGAGCCTCCAACAGCCATTTCGGTCTGTCGGGCGCGCTCATCAGCCTCATCAGAGTCATCTTCATGGTTACCCTCAGGGGAGGGGATGCTTTGCGGCAAATCTATGGTCGCAGAACCATCTACCTCCTCTTGAATGACTATAACCTCTTGATTTTCCACACTATTTTGATCTGTACTCATACAAATGCCCTCACCTCAAGTGGATTTCCAGTAACTTTAGCGATAACTTCGTGGTCATTCATAATCATAAATTCCACTTGTTCATCCTCTCCATGCCGAACAGTCCAGCGGTCGCCAGTCCATTTGGGTACTCGGAGGAAATCACCAATGTCACACCAACTGCCCTCAACCCATGGCTCCATTGAGTCGCGTTTCTTGAACGCCAATGGGCCAATCGCCACTACCTTACCGATTGGGTTTTGCGCCCGTTCGGTATCTCGTGTCTCTTCAGGCAAAATAATCCCGGATTCAGTCATTTTTTTCTTGGCTAATCGCATTTGTACAAGTACACGAGCGCCTAATGGAATCGCACCGGGGTCTACAAGAGGAAATGCCTCCTCTATCTCAGCGGCATTACCCGCTACCGTGCTTTCAGTCATTCTTCGTCTTCCTTTAAAAGGTTGTTGATAATGTCAAGAGTTGCTTCCAACCCTTGGTATTGCCCGACAAGGCGTTGATAAGTTTCAAAGTTGGGCAAGTTTCCTTGCGCCAACGATTCCTTTATCCTTGCCTGCTCTACTTTCACAGCAGAAATGATGTCGGATATGGACTTCATGCGTTGGATTTCTCCACACCTTTCTTGCCGCTAAAGTCGCCGTGGTCGCTGTTAGCCTCTGGCATAGTCGCTTTTGATTGCTCTTTTAGTGAATCACCTGTGATCCATGCGCCAGCCGCCATGCGGGTTTTTTGACGCACTTGCTCAGATTGCAGTTCTTTAACTTCTTTATCCATCATCGTTCTCCTAAGTTACTTTGGGTGGTTTGGTTCAATTTAATTGCAGTTTCTTCCTGCTCCTTACGCAGTCTGACCCCATCTACAGTCAGTTCCGCAGTTTTCATACGCTCAGTTGTGAGGTTGTCCTCGGCATTCATCGCAATGCGAGCCTGCAAGTCCTTATCCTCACGAGCCATCTTGGCTTGCAATTCAGCCATCTTGAGTTGGTTAGAGGCTTGATCTTGAGCCGCTCTGCGCTGAGTCTCAGCCATAGATGCTTGCAGAACTGCCTGTGCCTCACCATCCATAGGAGGTGCAGGTGGTTTGAACTGCTGCATGAACTGACCAAGTTGCTGCAAGGCGGGCATCACCCCGGCAAACACCTCTTGGGAGTCCATCTTCACATGGTCTGAGGCAATGGCAATAGCCTTGTCAATCTCTTTGACCAACTTGTTGCCATCGTAGTTGTCAATTCTGACCCCTGTGTCACCACCAGCATAGGTCTGCATCTGGTTGGTATACCAGAGCATCATGTGTTGCTTGATATGCTCCAAAGCCTGTGGAATGTACTTAGGAGCGACCAAATTGTTCATGCCTAGGTTAGGGTCTAGGGCAAAGGACAAATGAGCCTGTATGTGGGCTAAATGGTCTTGGCGAGGGTATGCAAAGGCGGGTCTGCCCAAAGCCATGGCTGAGTTCTCTTGAGCCGCATTCATCTCTGCAGGCTTAGAGGCATTGGGGATCAACTCATTGGAGTTAGGAATCTTCAATTGCTTTAGCATCCTAGCCACAACTGCCCTTTGGTCAAAGATTGCAGGAAATTGGGTAGACAACTGCAAAACCGCTTGCATCTGAGCAACCCTCTGAGTCTCAGAGAAGATATGGGGGTCAGAGACAGGGATGATGTCGCTATTGCGTTTGAAGTCTTCCCGCTTGATTGGAAGTTCAGCCACAACATCACCACGCTTTTGCTCGTCCAAATACCATCGATTCAGACGCCCAATGACCCCAAGCACACGGCGTTGGGACTCATGCAAGCGAGCATGGATGGATGAGAATACTGCCGCCCCTTGCTCAATTAGGGCCTGGGTTGTGCCTACTGGGGTGTTCTGCCCCACATCAGCAATCTTCTCCTCTGCCGTGGTCACTACCCCTTTGGCTGCATTGGTTAGCCATCCCAAGAGTTCAAACAGAACTTGGCTTGGGGGGTTAAAAGGCATGGGCATGGCAATCTTGCGGATGTCATCTACACCCGGCGCGCTCTCAACCTCAGTAACCTGCGTGACCTCAATTTGTTGACTTGCACCTGAAATTCTCGCGCCTTTAAGTTTGAGCATCGTCGCTGAATTGTTAATGTGTGCCGTATCGAGCAAGGCACGAAGAGCGCCCGTAAGCGCAGCAGAAAGACCTCCAATGAGTTGCGGAAGACCGATAGCATATGCACCCCTCCATGGGATAAATTTGAATTCAATGAGCCAATCCAACTTGGTAAAGGTCTCATCACCCTCCTCCCAGTTGCGATACAAGCCCAAAACCTTGTGTTCCAACTCGTCAATCATCAAGATGTAGGGGGCAGATTCACCATCTGTGCGAGCATCATCATCTAGGGTTAACCATGTGTAGATGTGGTAGACCTTACGCATTCCATCTTCATTGTCCTGATACTTCTTGCCCTCAATCTTCTCATTGGCTTTCTCAGAATGAGTCTGCTCTGGCTCAGAATGAGCGCGGACAAAGTTGGTGTCTCGGTATAGACCTCTTTGAACTCGCTGATCCAACTCCCAAGCGGAGATGGTCTGCACCTCTGTAACCCTTTGAGCAGTATAGAAATTCACCGCCGAATAGGGGAGCAAGATGTTGTCAATGGGGACGAACTCAGCACATGGTCTGCGCTTAGTCTCGTCATACCAGATTTTCATAAACTGTGAGCCACCCAACGGCAACTGGGTCAGCAGTTGCTCTTGCTCATCCCTAAACTCTTCAATCTGCTCAGTCAACTGCCAGTTCATGTAGTCGCGCTTACGCTCTGCGACCTCAGTCTTCTCATCAGTCACCTCACCAATGATCTTGGTGCGAGTTGGGCCATCTGGTGGGAATAGTTCCTTGATGGCGCGGGAGGCAAAGTCCACACAAGCCTCTGCCATCACAGGGTGAACCACCTTGGATGCACCAAAGAACATAGCCCCACCGGGCGCGTCATCACCCATGCCAGTGCGTTTCAAGCCCTCTTCTTGCTGCTTGTCTCGCTTCTCACGGGACTCTTTGTCATTCTCAATGAGGTCAACATAGCGGTTGGCTATCTTCTCAATGTCATAGAGGTTCAGAGTCTCAGCCAAGTTGGCATAGAAGTCCTCGTCCTCAGATGGGCCTTTGAATCCCTCCATTTGGACTACGGCAGAGCCATCAGGCAACTCCTCTACTTCTGCCTCTTCCATGTCAAGATCAATGTCAATCCCCTCTTCTGGGACTTCTTTGATCCCATCAAGGAATCGGTTGAATTCTGGGTCTATCGGCATTTCAGGCATATCGTTTCCTTAGTGAAGTCAAGCCGCCTCTGGCTTTGCTGATGTTGGGGTCTTTCGGATCGTAAGTACCTCGATTGCCAAGGGCTGATTTAACTTGGGTTGGCTCAAAGACAACATAGTTTGGAGTCTTTGAATCGTACTCTGCTGGCGCTAGGATTCCATCGTACCCTTGTTTCATAAGGGTCTCAGGGATGTTGTTCTGTCCATCATCATTGCGCCACATCAATTCCCACAGGTCATAGTTAGGCTCACCTTTTTTGTTCGCCCCACCTAGTACACCCGCGGGTTTAATCTGCATCTCTGAGGTATCTACCCCAGCCTTTTGCATGGCTTTCTTCCATTGGTTCACAGTCAATGACTTGTTGCCAAACTTGGTCAAGTCCACAGGGTTTTTCATGTTGAGGTGGACAGGCATCACATAGTTGTCCCCAAATTGGGTAGCATAGTCAGGGTTGGATGCAAACCAGGCCCCACCTGTGTCATTCTCAATGGTTCTGAACTTGTCAATGTCGGTCACCCCATTGAATCTGCCGGGGCCATGATAGGCTTGGGTTTGCACCTTACTGTCCTTGAGGTACTTGGCTTTGTTAGCCTCTCGCTCAACCGCGGGCAATATCTCTTGTGTGCCTTTGATTCCTTTGAGGGCATTTTTGAGTAAACCGCCCGCACCCAAGGCTATACCGCCTTTGGCATAAATGTCTGGCAACTTAATTGCAGGGCGTCTAATTTGTGGAGGGTGAGCAAAGGCATCCCGCGAAAAATAAACTTGAGGCTCAACCACATTATTGGTCATCTCTAGTTCTTTCTTCAAAGCCTCAATGTACTCCTCTTGAGAGCGACGTGGGAAAGGTTCACGCAACTCAGCACGTGGCAACAGTTGGACAAGCCCTGTGTTCTCACCCTTATTTGCCAAGGTTCTATTGCGGTGGCGACCCTCATGCCCAGAAATAAATGGGACTAGGGGTAAACCCTCTTCTTGCTTGTTGATTTCTAAAAATGGAACATCATCAAAAGGCCCAACAGTCCTTAGATACTTTATGTAGTCTTCTGTAGGCAAATTGATTTTGTCAGGGTCACTTGCACCCAAACTGCCCCAATGTCTTGTTCTTTCAATTACTGGAGTGGCGTACTTTTCAAAGTCCGCAGGGTTCATGGTCATCATGGCTTTAGCATTGTCACCACCAAAGGCATCTTGCAAAGCCTTTTCTTTGTACATTTTTTCAAGGTTAGGAATCTCATCAGCAGCACGCTCTACTCGCCTTGCACCAAAGTCACCCTTGCTTTGGCGGATAGCCTCTTTGACTTTACTGATGTCACTAGGGATGATGATGCTTGGAGCCTCAGCCTTTTTAATTGCTTTTGCACCTTTGATCGCGCCCTTGAGCAAGCCGCCCGCACCCATCTTGAGGGTGAACTTGGGGACAGAGATTGCTCCGCCCTTTTTCTCCTCAAGGGGAGGGAAGATTGAGCCACTATAAGCACCCGGCTCAGTAGTGCCTTGCATTGCACCACGGATCATGTTGGCTTGCTTTTGCAAATCACCGGGAAACTCCAACTCAGCCAATTCTCTGATGGTCATCAAGTCATTGCGGCCTAGGGTGTTCTTTGACTCAGGGTCTGGCTTGAGACGGTGCTTGGAAAACTCATTAAGAAGTGCCTCATTGACCTCCTTGTTGTGAGCATCAATTTCTGCTTGGGTTAGATAGTAGGTATTTGGGTTAGCCTTACTAAAAAATTTGCGGTCTTCATAATTTGGAAAAGCATCATTGATAGACTTTAATCCCGTATTTTTCAAGTCACCAATTACTGCCCAATTATTGTTTTTTACAAAGTCTTGGACATAGGGTAAATACTCATCCTTAGGGGCGCGGTTTTGCTTTCCCTTGATTTGCATGATGCTAGGGTGACGGAAAGTATCTGCCTCAAATGCAATGTCATTGGCTTCAGCCCAGTCATTAAAATTTCTAGGGGTGTTTACTGGATCAGCAGCACGTGCTTGTCTATAGCGCTCTTCTACCGCTTCCATTGATTGATCGCCATGTCCGGGCTGAACTTCTACAGTTACATGAGGCTCACCCTTTTTGTCTCTGAGGGAATAAATCTTAGTGCCACCACCAGATACTTCATCACAGTATGAGCCTACGCAATGACCCATGGTGCTGCCCTCATAGTCAAGGGCATCTTTCAGTTTCTGATAACCCGGCTTCATGTCTGGGCTGATGCCTCGCATGATTTCTGCGGGTGAATCACCAAAGGCTATTGGAGTACCTTGGTCATTGAGCAACAGATATGGGTCACCATCTTTGGGGGTAACAACATCTGGATTCTTGATGATCTTGTATCCCTTGGGCAACATATCATCTGGGGGCAAAGACAGTTCAAGCCATCGATAGCCTTCTGGATATTCCTTGTGGATAGGGAAACCCTCTTGCTGCTTGATAACGGCATTCTCCATCTCCTTGGCTTTATCCAAGTTGTACTGATGGGTGCGCTCAACAGCCTGCTTCATTGAGACCTTGTTGAGTTGGTCGGGTCGGATGCGACCAGATGCCAAGTCTTCTTTCAAGACATCAAGGATATGGTCAAAGCCAAATTGCCTTGTATGGTAGTCATCCATGCCATAGAACGGGGTGTTCTTGGGTATGTTTGCCATCCATGGGTTATCTTTGATGCGCTTGTCTGTAATGTATGTCTTGCTGATGTCATGCCCAAGCAGATCATCAACACCTTGTTCCCAAGTCTTGCCCATGTTGGTTTGGGCTATAGGGTTGGATGGCATCCCATATCTCTCACGCAAAAGCCTTGCATTATGGCTTTGCTGATAACTTGAATCCAATGCCTCTCGCATTGCTCCCTCATTGGCATAGTGAGTAACCCCCTCATCAGCCAATAGGCGGACAGGGTCTTTCTCCGACCCCATTTGTTTTTTGACATAGTTGGTGAGATTGGAGTCAACCCACTTATCCAAGGCAAGGTTGTTGAGGGCATTCTGCCTAAGTCCAGCATATTGCCGCTCCATGGCATCATCCCATTGCCCGGCATCCTTTGCCTTTTGGCTAACCTTGTCCAAGGTGTCTATTCTGTCTTCATAGACCTTTTGTGGATTGCCACGAATGTGTTCTGCATTGTGCATCTCAGAACTATCCTTGAGCCTCTTCAAGGCTTTCTCTACCTCTCCACTTCGCCAATTGCCACCCTCTGGCTTGATGATGTTCATCACAGGGGGATTGGTCATGGATGCAGGCAGACCGGGAATGAGGGGCTGACCGGTTGCAATCTTGTGTGCAGCAGTCTCACCTAGTTCCTTGCCTAAGGTCTTAGCACCTTTGGCTATGGTTGTCCCCGCCTTGGGCGCGACAATCTGAGAAACGCCATACATACCCATGTTGCTGCCGAAATCCTCAGAGTGTTGAGCCGCCTTGCTTGCCCCCAAATCCTTGAGGGATGGAATCTTCTTTAGCACTCGCTCAGAGGTTGGCAGAGCCGACTCTTCATTCACAAGGTTAGGCTTGCCCGCCTTTTCACCAACATAGTTGATACCCATGCGACCCAATTCCTCAATGTCACCGGGCGCGCCAGCAAGTCCTGCGGCAGTTCCCCTTGCTGCACCATAGAGCATGGGGCCAAGACCTTGGGTGAATGCCTCATACATTGGTCTGTCCTTGCCCTTTTGCGATCCACCACCACGGCGGAACTTAGGCAAGCGAAACCGACTCGGTTCAGACTCGGTTACCCCACCCTCTGCATACTGCTTGCCCTTAAAGGCAAACGATGGCATGGATGGGCTTGTTGGGCTTGGGTTTTTCTTGGTCTTGTAGTCTCGACCCTTGAATGTCTGGGAGGCAATGTCGGTAGGCTGACCCTTGATCATGCCAGCCATCAGAGCCATGATCTTACGCATGGCATCCTTGCCCTCTTCGTCCTTGATCCCTCTGAGTCGCTTCTCAAAGTTGGACATATGAATCTCACCACCAGACTTCTGCCCGGTGTATTTCTTGATCAACTCGCGGTACTTAGCCACCTCATCGAGCCATTGGTCATCTACCAACTGATGGGGGAAGACCTTTTGGATAGTCCCCGTGAAGTCTTGGGGGCGCTGAGTTGAGGCGATGTGCTGTGCTGCATCTGGATAGGACAGGGTGAATGGGGTCAAGACCTCTTGATGACCCAAAGCCTTGCCACGAATCCCTTTCTCATAGGTATTGTGTGCCGCGGTGTCGGTTAGGCTGGCGCCCGGAACCATCTCACCTGCAGACAAGCCAGTCAGATTGACCTCCATGTTCCGCAACTGTGGCTCGGTAATAGCCCATTGGATGTCCAAGCCATTAGGCAGACCCAAGGGCTGAGTTACCTTAGGTGTCTTCATGCGGTCATTGAACCACTTCCGCAACTCAGGGTTGGCTTTCATCACCTCAAGGGCTGCATCAGGGTCGGCAATGCCGGGCCACTCAGGGAAGTTGATGTGTTCCATCTGCCCTGTCTTCTGATTCTTCTTGACATAGCCATTGGCAATCAGCCTGTCAAAGGCTTGCATATCCTTGGGCTTGATCTTGGAGTAGTCCATTGCCCTTAGGTTGGCATCAGCAAAGTGCATGGCAAAGTTGTTGGAGACAGGCCCCATAGCCAAGTGCTGACCGACCACACGCTCTGGGTCATAGAAGTCACCCACGCGCCCAAACTTGTTTTGAGCCATCTGAGCCGGACCCTCACCAGATGCCCAAAAGAGCGGGTCTTCCTCATGCATCTTGCCCAAGCCATACCTTGCCCCACCCTGTTGGTGGGAATCAATGCCCTCAATGTCCCCAACTCTGCGCAGGATGGAGTCGGAGATGGTCTGGTCACCGGGGATCGCCACATTCACATCACCCTTGCGGGGCTGGTAGATCACCGATTCCTTGGCGGCTCCAGTCGGAGTCACCTCATAGTCCAGGCCCTTGACGCGCTCATTCTCCTTGCGAGACCGCCCAGCCAAGTTGGTGGTGTCCTTGGGCTTGCCACTAGACACGTGTTCACCTAGCATCTGCTTAGAGACCCGGGTTGCCAGAGCATCAATCTCTGCTTGACTCTTGGGCGCGGCACGAGCCAGACGCAGGGGCAAAGCCTTATCCGCCTCATTTGCTGCCTTGGCCGTCTTAGCCAGTATGTTTAGTGCGCCCATGTTTTACACCGCATAAGGGTTGACCCGCTTGGGTTTTACATCGTAATAGTCATCCTCATCATCATAACGAGGCTCCGGGTTTATGTCTAGGAATCCCATGTCCTTGAGCAGACGCATGGCTTGGGTGGCTGAATCCACATAGTCATCATGGCGGGCATCCGGGAAAGCACATATCTGGGAGAGGAATCCCTCACACCAGTCCTTGACATAGCCCTTGCGGACAGAGGACTCAGGCAGCCAGACGCGCCCAGTGGTGAAGATGGAGGCGGTGATCTGGAGGCGGGTCATCTTGTCGGCATGACCGGGATTCCACTCACGGACAGGCAAGTGCATCGCCTGCAACTCTTGGATCAAGGACTTGCCAGATGCCTTACCCTCAACGAGGATCAAGTCTGGTCGCTTGGCATCGCGCCCCTCACCATAAGAGACGCGCCACTCCTCGATGACCTTAGGCTTGAGTTGGGGAAAGGTAAGGTGTTCAGCCCAGCAGTCCACAAGCAAGACGGACATGGGGCCATCCATGGGCTTGAAGACTCCCCATGTGGTCATGGCGGTTGGGTCGTTGTATTCCTTGTCGGTGTAGGCACAGTCATAGGACTGGACGATGTACTCAAACTTGGGGAATGGTCGATCAGCGGGCCACATCTGGAACATATCCCGGTTGACCACCTTGCCATCCTCGAGGTCAACAATCTCACCCAGAACCTCTTGCAAGTAGAGTTTGCTGCCCTTATAGGACTCCAACTGCCTCTGGAAAGCCTTATCGAGGTTCTTGGCATTGTCATAGGTGCTGGCGCGTGAGACCACCACATCATCACCCTCCCTGCCGACCAGATCAAGGATCAAGTCCTTTGGGCGCGGAGTCGTGGTCACAATCACCCGGGGCTGACTATGCTCATTGGTGTCTGGCTTGATACGAAGACCAAGCATCATGTTGTCCCAAGCCTCATTGGGGCCAAGATAGTTGAATGCTGCCAACTCATCACACCAGCAGAATGAGGAGTTGATACCCCGTAGGCGGTCATAGGAGTCAGCCGATACACCCCTTATCTTTGACCCATTAGACAGTTTGATGAGGTGATCCTGCTTGTTGTAGTCCAAGACCAGAGCCTCTGGAATGCAGGCGAGCAAGCCTGACGGCCCCTCATAGCAGGTGAATTTCAAGTCCCCGGAAGTCGGCGCCAGCACAATGCTCATAGTCCCGGGATGAGTCCAGGCCCACCACCACAAAGCCTCGGCTGCCGACCTAGTCTTGCCGGCCCCACGACCTGCGAGCATCAAGAAAACCCGGTAATCCATATGCAAGTCCGGGGGGATTTGATAGGAATGGGCCTGGGCTATCCACTGGGCATGGGCGACAAAAGCAATGCGGTTATGTTCCGGCAGGGTCTCAAACTCTGCTGCGGTCTGGTCATCGAGCAACTCAGCCAGCACGCTTGGTCATCTCCATGTTGCGGATGATCTCAAGGAACTTATGGGCAGTCGTGTCCTCGGTCTTGATGGTCGCACCTCCATCAACCCCCTCGATGGCAACCCTATCCCCATATTTGGTGGGATGGAACTTAGCCAGTAACTTGAGCCGGGTCTCAATCCGCAATTTGCGGTGACCGAGCATATCCTCCACGGTCGTTGACGACCCCTTGTCGGTCATGGTTTGCACCTGCCCAAACTCCATGTTGTCAGCAATCTGCAGGCATTCCTCGGCTAAAGCGTCATAGCCAATATCTCGGGCGCGTGCGATGGATGCGGAAAGAGCGGGGTCGCGACCCATCCAATCGTAAACAGTCCTCCACGCAGGAAAGCCTTGGTTCTCTCTACATATCTGTCTAAGTGGTATTCCCTCACTTAGTTGTTCACATATGATCCTTGCTATCTCAGGGTCATAGTTAGATGGTCTGCCTATCTTGGGCTTTGTTTTGGGTTCGGGGGAATTTTGGGCGGGAACTTCATAGACACCGGGCTTAGTGATCTTCTCTGCCCTTGTGGCTTTCCGCATTTTGGGGGCAACTGCACCTTGAGCCTTTGCGGCCCCTGTAGGTTTCTTTGCAGTCTTTTTAGTTTCAGGCATGACCCTTAGTCCCCATGAGAAGTGAATGATTGCCGAAATCGATTCGCTTTTGGGTCGCTATTGGGTTGTTGGGCTGATTGCCAACATAACATTCATTCTACTATATCTCAGCACAAAAGAAAAGTCCTAGTCTTTCCTAGGAGTCAGAGGTTTATAGGTGTCCTCATTCACCATGCATAACCGAATCGGTTTAGATTCACTTTCGGTTCAATATAGATTCGCTTTTTAGATAAAGCAGATGGTAACCACAAATGCGATAAATAGAAAGCCCATGATGCATTTCTCCCACAATGGCTCTTCATGGTAGTAGTCATGCTGACTTGGTAGGTCTCTCATCATGTTGTCTATCTCATGTCGGTTCATATCCAATCCTTTAAACTTTTGGGAACTTCTACAGGGGGTTGCACAATCAGCACCCTTGGCTTTGGGGGAGGCTTGCTCCCCTCCTTGACCACATAGGCCCCAATCAATACAAACCAAAAGGAAAAGAGGAGCAGTGCAGCCCCCCTCTCTGTCACACCTCCTCCACAGTAATCCTGTACTGCTTGCCATTCCGATCCTCAACCATGATGGTCTTCTTGGTAGAGGCAAATGAGCCACTAGGGTCGGTGTCATACTGAGTCCGACCAACACTTGAGAGCATCCTCTCAGTATCATTTGCCTTGAGGTTGCCTTGGATCAGATGGGCAATGTAGTCACAGTAGGCAAGCCTTACCTTTGGCAGATTGTCAAAGAAGTTCTTAACTATGGTGTCCATGGTTTCAAAATGTGTCATACCAACTCTCCTTGTAAAACCGATTCGGTTATTTGTTTACGAAACTTTAAATACACTTGCCTCTCAACTCTCTTCTCAGTCAACTGAGCCAATCTTTTGGAATGGAGCAGTATCCTAATCTTGAGCATACAAACATCTTGGATGGGTGATCTAGTCATGGGGCTTGCCCTCCATCTTGAGGTGAGCCAACAACTCATGCAAGGCAAACTCCTTTGATGGGTAAGCCTTGATAAAGTTCTCTACCTCATGGAGGACATATTCATAGCCACTATTGAACCCCTTGATGTACTCTGACATGGTTGTTTCAGACATGAGCCTCTTCCTCCTCTTGTTGTCTAACTAAACTCTGCATCAATCTTTCTGTCAATGGTTTTGCCAATATCTGATCAAGGTGCTTGAAGTCACCCTTGACTGTTGAGTAGTGATACACCCTATCAAGGTAGTCATCTCCCTTGAGTTGGCATCCATGTTTCCATAGACCACTCAAGTAGTCCATGACTTCATAGTAGCAATTGGCAGTAACTGAGCCAACATGGTCACCATCTTTATCCAAGACAGTTGTGTACCTTGAGAAGTGATTGCTTGGCTCTTTGATGTAGCCCCCTTGGGCAATGGCTTGGATAGCCTCTTTGAGTCTGATGGTTGCCATGGTTATGCTCCTATGTTGTTGTAATAGCCTTGGTTGTAGAACTTGACAGAGATGTACTTAGGCATTCTCTTGACAATCTCATAGTCAGTCAGACCCCCTACAAACCACATGATGGAGTCCATGACTTCTGCAATCTGATCCTCATTCTCAAGGACTAAAGTCTTCTTGATTGGGTACTTCCAATTGGCAGTTGGCTTGACCTTGTTGAACCATTCTTGCTTTTGCTCTTGGGTCAACTCAGCCTTTTTAGCCCTTGGCTTGAACTCTGATACATCTACAAATGTCAGCATGATTGAGGTCTCCTTAAATGAATTGGTAAGTGTTGATGCCAAACTGCTTGTTCAAATAATTTACTGCTACTTCCATGTCATGTGTGTTGATGGTTCTGTAGGTGTTTTTGCCATCAGTATTGAGTTTGAAACAAATACCTTTCTTCTTTGCTTTAGCCAACTTCTTCTCATCAAGAATCTTGTTGACCAACTCCTCTACAAACAAACCTACAGTCATGTCATACATCTCATCAGAGAATGAACTTTTCCACTTTGGCAGAGTCAACACATAGTTGTGCAAGAGGGCATAGTTAGGGGATACATCCCATGTGTGCTGAACACCATCTTTATCAATGTAGGTGTTGATGGTGACCTTGTTTGGGTCTTTCCAATCAAAGCAGTTGACATCTACCTCACCCCCATTTGCATCATCCAATACCTCTGCAAACTTTTTGCCATCAAGGTATAGAGTTGCTGAATATCCAATGCCCTCATGTCCATTGAATGATTTGATGTTTTTTACTGTGAAATTCATTTTGGTTTCCTTAAAGAGTTTAGAAGTGATCCCCCCTAAGGGGGAATTGATTTACTTAGATGTGACCTTGACTGAGAAGACTGCTGATGCTTTGGTGTATTGAGCAAGTTGCTCAGAGGTGATACCAAGATCAGCACACAATGTTTTGTAATCAACAACACTTCTATTGGACTCAATGTAGGTAGCCTTGAACAAAGCACCCTCATAAACCTTTGCACCTCCTAAAGATGCTTGGTCTTTGATGGAATCCTTGATCATGTCTGCTTGCTTGGTGAGGTCTGCAATTTGAGCCAAGAGTTGACCCAATGTATCTACTGATACTGCTGAGATGTTTAGTGGTGCATTCATTTGTTTACTCGCTTTCGTTTAAGTTACCCAACTGATTTTGTGTTGGTGAGGTAAGTGTAAGCCCAACTTAAACCATTTACAACCCCTTTTTGCAAAAAAGTTGAAAATAATTGCAAAAAACCCTAAAACCTAGGGAAATCCCCTAGAAAAAAGCCTCTTCAAGGTCACATTTAGGGCATCCAACTCCCCCATTTTCTTGATTGACCACATCCTTTTCTGCCCATGCCACCCATTAAATGACCCTTGATGGCAGTCTTTACAGAGGGCAACACAGGTGTATTGCAGTCCTTGCTCTATGTGGTGAGCATCTGAGGGGCCTGGCTGATCACAGACAGAGCAAGGTAGTTCCTTGACTCTGCCTAGATGCTCCCTCTCTACCTTGGTGAGTTGGTTGTTCATTGTTTTTTATTGGTGAATCCAATTCGGTTCTTGAGGTCATGGCAAGTCTGACATCTCCATTGGATGCCACCCTTACTGTTTCTACCCTTTACCTCCGCAGGTATAAGCCTGCAGACTTGGCAAGTTTTCTTTTTCTCCTCCATCACTTGCCCTCCACATTCTTTTCATAGTCAGCAATCCTCTGACCAATCCACTTCATTACAGGCACCGCCATAGAGTTGCCAAGGGCTTTGTATCTTGGGCCATCAGGGCAGTTGGTCTTGATGTTGGTGTAACCATCAGGAAAGCCCTGAAGACGTTCACATTCCACTGGCGTGAGTCTTCTGACCGCCATAGAGGCTTGATACACGGCATTGACTTGCTGAGTGACCTCTGAGGCTTGAGGAGACCTTGAGGGGTTGTTGGTAGTCAAGGTGGGTGACAAAACAGTCCCTATGGACTCATTAGCCCCTCCTACGGGGCTTTTGATGGTCTGATTCACATCCGATAGGGTTTGGTTGTAGGTGTCAAATGCGACCCCCATCATGCCCCCAGAATTGCCCCCTACCCTTAGAGTTGGGGATAGACCCTCAGTTGCATCCCTCCCATCATCGATGGCACTAAAGGCAACTGGTTGCAAGATGCCAATGCCGCCCTGTCCTTTGGCGGGGTTGGGCTGAGTAGTGTCCAAGGTCTTAGAAAGGTCAACCTCACGGCAACCACTATCAGGGTTGCTTGACTTCATGGAGTTGCTCTCAGCACTATCAAAAGAGAAAGCCTTAGGATGAATAACCCCAACACCCCCTTGATGCATGGCGGGGTTGCTGCCTGATGCATCTAAAGTTTTAGTGGTATCTGCTTGGGTGACATGGATGTCATCCTTTAACTCCCCCTTGCCCGGTGCAAAGTTGTATGCCTTAGGGGATAGTGCTACGGCATGACCATGAGCCTTGGTGAGGGTAGGTGCAGGCTCACCCTCATTGAACAGCCCTAGGGGCCAATCATCGCGCCCATTGACGCGCCCCAAGGCATTTTGTGTGCTGATGGGGTAACAGTCCAAGACAGGCACATGACCCCCACCAGTACCCATGGCACTAGTCAGAGTTGGGCTTAAATCCTCTGCAACTGCGGCATTGGGATGCTCACTACCCAAGACCCCTATGGGTTGAGCCACAAAGGTTTGAGCATGGTGAGACTGCACACTTGGTTGCAAAGCCTTGAGGGCAACCGCTACCTCCAACTCAGTTGCACTAAAGGTGTTGGCTTGGGCATCCTCACGGATGGAGTAGGCGGCAGTAGCCAAGGGTACATTGCCACCCCCTGTACCCCATCTCGATGTCACAGTTGAGCAGACATCACCCATCTCTTCCACACGACTGTCCGCAGGGTGATTCTCATAGACCACGGGGATGACCTTAGTGTGGTCATAACTGTCGATACCCTTGAAGTCCCTAGCCAACAATGGCCCAGTCACTCCTCGTCCATCTCCTGATCCATCAACTCGTTGGGCGAGGAAAGTTTCGCTTCCTCCTCCAAGGACTCCTCCGCTTGCTTTGAGAGTTCCTCCGACGTCTGCTGCGCGGTATTGAGCAAGGCTGCTTTCAAAGAAGGCGGCAGTTCTTTCTCTCGCTTTTCGGCTCGGCGGAGGATTCCTCTGCAGGCTGTCGCGCTCAAAAAGTACCGCCGCGGCAGGTCGCCAGTCTCCAAGGTGTCCAATAACGAACACGCGACGCCTTCTTTGGGCCACTCCGAAGTATTGAGCGTCAAGAACTCTGTATGCGAACCCATACCCGAGTTCCCCCAACCCTCCAAGGAAGGTGCCAAAATCTTCTCCGTTGTTAGATGACAAGACTCCGGGGACGTTCTCCCAAACCAACCACTTGGGGCGAAATCGGTCAGCAATTGCAAGATAGGTGAGCATGAGGTTCCCACGCGGGTCATCCAATCCTTTTCTAAGTCCGGCGACACTGAACGACTGGCAAGGTGTTCCTCCGACGAAAACATCGACATTTGTTCCAAGATTCCACTCCTTAAATTTAGTCATATCTCCCAAGTTAGGTACATGGGGGTAATGGTGTTTCAAAACTTCTGATGGGAATTTCTCAATCTCTGAGAACCCAACAGGATTCCAACCTAGGTCATGCCAAGCACAGGTTGCTGCCTCTATGCCTGAACAAACAGATAAATAGTTCATTCGTCTTGCACTCTCCAAATAAATTCATCAAGGTGCTTGTGCAGTTCATCTTGATTTGCTTGACTATCAAGCCATCCTTTAAACCCGGGTCTTGGTGAAATCCAAAAACCATTGGGGACTTTGGCAACTTCATAAGGCTTCTTGCCATCCTTTGCATTTGCTATTTGCCTTTTGCGCCAGCCTTGAGCCTCTCGCTCAATGCGTTCAAACTCTTCATCCTCTGGTGTTTTTTTTAGACGATCAATCTCTCCATGAAGTCTTGCATTTGTAATCAAGAGAGCATCTCTAGCCTGTTTCATGCGCTCCAATTCAATTTCAGTTTCTTCTTCTTTGGTCATAAGAACTCCACCACATAAAAGATGGCTGCGAATAAAACCAACCCAAGCACAACTCCCCATTGAAATGCATTCATAGTGTTGCCTTTCCCTCTGCTCGGTTGTTGGCTTGCTCAGTTCTCCAAATCTCTACACGAGCCTGCGCACCTATCAAGTCCCAACGAAGTTTCTCCTCAATCTCAATAGCCTCTTTAAGACCCTTGAGCAACTGCACATACTCCTCATGGGCATAAGCCTCGCGTTCCTGTGCGCCAATGGTGGTCTCCATTGACCGCTTCATCAATATTGCCTTGAGGGACTTGCGATACTCCTCAAGGTAGCACCTCTCTGCTTTCGCCTTGGCGAACTTCTTGCCATTAAGCAAGATGTAATCAACTGCATCATGTGGGTTTCTGTTTTCCATGATTACTCCTTGAAAGGTCTACGACATAGCCAATAAAACACCATGCAAGCCAAGGCAAATAACCACCCAACCAAGCCAGACATAGCAAAGAACAAAACCAAAATATTTAGAAAAGCATCCATCAATCTCTCCTTAAAGTAAACCAGTTGAAATTAGTAGCCATCACATCTTCATAGTTGAATTTGCGACCAAAGCACTGCTTGAATGTGGTCATCTTGTCACCCCATCCAAAGAATCTGTCGTCATACACAAAAGCCTTGATGGGTACACACAAGTCCCCAAAAATAAAGGCTCTGCCTTTCTCAGTCACACGCCATAGCCCACTTGTCTTAGTGACTATCCCTGTGACTTTTTTATCTTGGGGCCTGGCTTTGGGTGCAGGCTCCACAAACCCCCAAAACTTCATGGTCGCATAGTTCTTGCCACGAACTGCCCACCTCGGCGCCCGCGCCCCCATGTCTATGTACCCCGCATGGTCAGTAGATGCCACAGTCATCCACTTCAGAGTTGCCGCCATAGTCTCATTGAGGTTGTAGTTATTGATCTTCCCCCACTTATCGCAACATGGGCAATGACCACCATCTCCCTCTATGGTTTTAGTCCAGTTGCGTCTCAACTCTGCGAGGAAATCTCTCTCCTCCCCAAAGAAATCCATCTGTTCAGTCGCTGACATATTTTTCTCTCGCTTTCATCATTTCATTCGCATATTCATAAGCAGTCAATGCTGCCGACTCTGTGTCCTCCCCCCTAAAGGAGTGGATTACCGCTATCAATGCAAACATTGCAAAGACATCGATTAGTTGTGGCTCTTCTGTCATTCAGCCCCCTCAATAGTTACCTTGACCATCCCACCTACATCGTCTTCCCAATAGATGCGAAGGTCAACAATTAAGCAGTCATCCTCCATAACACCCGCATGAACGAGTGAGTCGAGGATTGCCTTGAGCAAGTTGTCAAGATCACGGCGTCTGCGGTCAGGTCGGTATGCTGCAATGGTTACTTGCAAGGCATAGTCCAAATGCTTTGCCCCTCTCTGAATCAATACCTGATCTGCAACTGCCTTGCGGTACTCGCGCCCCTTGGCACTGATGAGAACCCGACCATTGAAGTTGCGCCAATAGGTGTTGACTGTTGGAGGCCAAGGTAGCGTGAGTTCAATCATCTCTATTTACCTGACGCTTTATGAGATTAAAAGTCTCGTGATAAGTGAACTCCACTACTTGATTTAACATTTGCTCAAACTGTGCAGGAGAAAATGTAAATAGACGACCTTGCATGGGAGGAAACTCATCACTTGTTGGGTAAGAAACCTCAACTACTTGACCAAAGTTTTCCACCAAATCAATTTGTGTAATTTGCTCAAGGATTCGCTTGTGTCTGATAACTTGTTTCATTACTGCCTCTGTGTAGGTATGCGGTTAAGAATTGCCTCATAAAGACCTTCTCTAGGACAGTCGTTTGAGTTCCAATCACGTGCCATCTCAGCACAAGCCTGTCGCTCAATGAAGATGGCTTGCTTAGTGGTCTGTATGGCAACTGCCATGATCTCTGCCTTGGCCTGAGCCAGTGCCTCGCTAAATTCTTTCTCGGTGTACAAGGTCTGACCTGCACCCTGTCCAAGCAAGAACTTCTTTTGAAAGTCTGATAAATCTACCTTAGTCATTTTGTTCCTTATTAGTTCGTTTCTCGTCTCGCTCAATCAATTCCTTGATCTGGCGGGCTATGTCACTCAAGTCTTGCTCAGTAATGCGACGACCATCCTTTCTTTCTTGTACATGACGAGCAAGCACATCTTTAAAAGCCTCAATCATTTCCAATCACCATCCTCTCCACGGTTGCCTTTAGCCCATTGATTCCGAATATCTCTTTCCAAAATTGATCCGGGATGTAATTCATTCCATCCTTTGACACGCTTACCAGTTCCATCAACTCCACCGTTGAGCCACACGTGTGCCTTTTGACGATCTTGTATCCGCATCTTGATGATTCCCCGAACGAGACAACGATGGCGGTGTTCATCATCTCCCTCTCCCTCATGCCAATCTCTTGTTGCTGAGAATAAGTCACTCAAAATTCCCCCTTATCATCAAAAGCCATTGGTACAGAATCGTATGCATCAATAAACTGCTGACTCTCTTTGTTGTACCAAAGGTTGTACCATTCCTCTGCCTCACCATTCCTTTGTTTGTGGCACATCAGCATGGCATCAGGGGTGAACTTGTCAGCAGTTCCCTTGAGGTGCATATCGTGTTCTTTCTTCTTGTTTCTCCACACCATCAGCACGTTGTCTACTTGGTCGGATATAGCACCTGACCCCTTGATATCATTTTTGTTGGGCATGATTTCTTCACTAGCCAACTTTCGGATGTGATGGATCAAATGTATGTGAATGTTGTGGTCACGAGCCAAGGCAGTCAACTCATCCACAAAGTATTTCTGAGCGTTGTAGTCATCCTCGCCCGGCACACACTTCATCAATGAATCCACAAAGAAGTGCTGCACTCCCAACTCCATGGCACAGTACCTTGCAACTGCAATAACTTGCTGAGAGGTAACAGTTCCCTGTTGGTCATAGAGCCACAACTTGTCAGACACAAAAGAGCCAAGCCTTGAGAGCAACTGCTCAAGGTATTTGTCCTTACCTGTAAATCTTGGGGCATCAATGTTCTCACCGGCGAACTGTCGGAGCATCCGATACATAGTCCTCTTGGGTTTCATCTCAAAAGAGGCAATGCAAATCTTCTGCTTTTGCTTGATCAAACCCATGGCAATCTGCCCTGTGATGAGGGACTTACCCCCACCATTTGATCCCGCATAAAGGGTGACTTCACCCTGTCTAAACTGAAAGGTTGAATGGGTCTTTGACCATGGCATGGTGGTGAACTTCTCATGCACAGGGTGATGGATTTCCTCTTTCAACTCATCAAGCCATACTTGAGCCTCTCGTACCTTTTGAGCCACATCATTAGCCTTGAGGTATTTGTCAAAGTCAATCTCATTAGGCTTGAGCAGTCTGACCTTTCTCATGTCATCCAACTCTTTAGCCCTCTGAGCCACATTAGATGTTTGCATAACGCATCACCTCTTCAATTCGTTGTTGAGCAACCTTGAGCCGCTCTCTGTCACCCTCTGCAATCTTCTTGCCTTGACTCATGTCATAAGCACAGATTGACACAACTAAGCACTCAAAGGAAATGATTCTTAGCAAGTCACTTGCATAAAATGCGGGCTTCATTGGCTTTGTACCTTGAGTTTCACCAACCCATTCCCTTTTAGGTGGAAACAAGTCAGTCATGTCCAAACCCATAGAGCCAAGCACATCAGCAGTTGAGCATCCACCAAAACAATGAATCAATACACGACCATCCTCACCCTCCCTTACTGCTAGGGATGGGGACTTGTCCTCATGGGATGGGCAACAAGCAGTCCATGAGCCATTCTTACCCTTGACCTTTTGCAACCTAGAGAGCAAGTTCTCAAGAGGAGTCATATGCCTCTCCTCATTGGGGCTGACTCCACATCATCCTCCCACCTCTTTTGGTTGATGTAGGTCAGAGGTGCGGGTTCAAACCCTGTAGTCCATTGCTCTGAGGTCTTCAATGTAGAGACATGGGAAAAGATTCTGTCTGCAACCTCATCCAACTTGTGTTTGATCCACTTGGTCTCACAAGTTGACTTTGCTACTTTGCGTTTTGATGAGGGCCATAGTTGCCAAAACTCGTCGAATTTCGACGATATATTGTTATTCTTCTTCTGTATCTGTATCTTCTTAGGGTTCGTATTCGTATCCGATTCGGTTACCGATTCGGTTTTGATGGTCTGCAAGCCTTTGTTTATAAGGCTCTTAGGTCTTCCGCCCCTCTTGCCAATCTCACGATTTGTAGCAACTTGGGATTGATATTTGGCTATTTCAACATCAGCACGATTGTTGTGATAACCATCATCATGCAATTCAAAGAACTCCACCAAAACCGATTCGGTTTCCTCAATTTCCATACCAATCTTTCGTGCAACCATCTTCACATCAAGGGAGATAGGTTTCTCACTCATGTAGTAAAGATCAAGCAATCTGCGATAGGCAAGGTCTTCAGCATCAGAGATGTGCTT